TGATAGAGCCATCTGACTGGAGTTTCCTTAGGTGTACAATACCGGAGCATCCAGCCCGGCCAACTCGCCCTGACCAAGGACATGAGTGGTGATGATGCTTGAGTTGATTCTTACCACATAAGCGCCGAAAAATGCAGCATTGCTTTCGGCCACCGCGTAGATGACGCCGCCGATAGCGGCGCTTGAAACGCGGTCCTGTGGCGGGAGTGTCGACACTCCGAGGATGAACGGCTCCAGGCTCTCAAGGTGAGCAATGAGCCCCTCCTGGATGTCCGCTTGAAGATCCGCAAGGGTGATCGAAGCGCCGTCAGTGAGGCCAAGCCCTTGGATCTCCACCTCAACAGGAGTGCGCGAGATCCCTAGCGACGTCACGAGCACGCCCGGGGGTGCGCGCGTAGCAAAGCCCTCATCATCAAACAAGGTTGCTTGCTTCACCTCATCCAGCTGGGCCGCCGTGGGAATGCCGTCCGGCTCCGTGGTGGATCGGCTGTAGAGGGTCATGTGGTTGTCTGAGGGTTCGCCGGTGTAGGGGAGCACCAGATCGATCCCGTCCACTTGCTCACCCCAGATCTGATAGTCGACGCGGGCGCCGCCCTGCGGACGCTTCTGAAAGCGCGTGGCTACGCGGTCGCGGTAGGCGGTCTCACTCTCTGGATCGGCAGCCTCCACCAACGGGATGGTGACGGTGGCCACCTGAGCGATGTTCGGCAGCGGGTTGGCAAACTCCAGTTGGTCGCCAAATTCCAGATTGCCGATTGATCCGAAACCAAGGTTGCCCTGATCATCATCCACCGCCTGGACGCGCGCCGTGACGCTCGTGGACAGGAGGGGCACATCCGCCAGGACCGAGTAGATGACACCGGTGTCCTTCTTAAGGAGCAGCGATCCGGCCTTGAGGTCACCCGTTTGATTGAGGACGGTGACACCGATCTCACCCTCCCAGCGCGTGCCCTCCTTGGGGGCTCCCACTCCGATCAGGTTGCCCCACTCCACCAGCGGGATGAACGTGCGACCGTTCACCGTTTGCTGATCGTAGGATGCGAACTGAACGAACAGCTGAAGGCAGACCCAGCCCGCGAACTTATACCCGATGATGAAAATCGCGGCCATCGCGGCCGCTAGCACGCGCGAGAACGACTTGGGGAAAATGGGGATCGTGGTCCCCAGTGACGCCTCAAGCTGTGCAATGATGTTAGCGTTGATGTCTGAGATCTTGGGTGTCTGCTGGCTCATGCTGTGCCCGTCCACTCTCTAGTAAATTTGAGCTGATCGTCCTCACCATCCTTTAACAGAAAATCGATCGTGATGAGGACCCTTTTGACGCCAGTGAGCTGGACGCTGATGAGGATCTTTTCAGCAATGTTCTCCGTCATCCAGTCGAGGTCACGCGCGATCGCGTCCTGCAAACGTCGGAGGTTTCCAGACGTCGCCGGGATTGAAGCCAGAAGTTTCTGGGTCTCGCTCCGGAGTTGGGAGTCATTCTTGGTGGTGATGGTGTTGGCCCACCATTGCTTGTCATCATCACCGGGGAGCCCGTCATCCTCGATGTTGCCGCCCCACAAGGACAGCACGGCAGCGGACTCCAGGCCGTTACCCACTAACAGATCACCACCCTCCAGGGTGACGTCCCCGCCATTCTCTTGAAGCGTCAAAGTAGGATCAGACATGCTAGCTCCAGTTCACCGGTGAGCCCCCGCCTGAGGGCGTGGCGGTTCCGGTTTTCATCCAGTCATCGATGGCCGTGGCGATGTTGTCAGCGGCCTCCTGAGTGTCATCGGTGGTGCCGCTGAACAGCGTGGCCCAGCCCACAGGGCCGGCCGGGGGGACGGCCGTGAACGCTGGCGCCATGCCCGTACCGATGGCTACGCCCAGCGTAGTGAAAGCCGTTTCCATTCCCGGAACCGCGTCCTCAGAAGCGAACGCCGTGGCCAGCGACGACTCAAAAGCCTCCTCATCCGTGGGGAGTAGCGCGGTGACAGGAACAACGGCGGAAACGTAGTCGATGATCTCAGTGCGCCACAGGCCAGCCGCGCCCTCGTGACTGGTGGGCGGGTTGTCTGAGATGCTCTTCATGCCAGCCGCCAGCGCGTCCTTGTCCAGCGCCATCAGGTGCCTCCTGTCGGGGGAGACGTCGGGCCCATGGCCGTGTTGTGCATGTGCGTGGATAGGCCCACGGCCGTGATGGGTGTGACGTCCTGAGCTGTGATCTCACCGGCAGCAGTGACGAAACCGGGCACGGTGACATTGCCCTCCGTGTCGATCTCCACCCCGTTGAGAATGATCTTGGACAGGGGCAGCAAGGAGGAGATCTCCACTGTGCCGTCCCGCTTGCACCACATCTCAGCCGCCAACCCTCCCGGGCCCGCGCGCGAGTACAGCCGCGTTTCACCGGGCCCAGCTTTCCGATCGATCCGGGGATCGTGGTAACCACTAACAACGTCCTCACCGGTCGCCGGCCCGTCATGCGTGGCGAAATAGTCGCCGGGGAGCGGCTGCGCATCGTAGCCGGCCGGCGCGTAGTGGTCCGCCGTCATGGTCGCAAGTCCGCCCGGGTCGCCCTTCACTTCCGGGGGGCGCTCCGCGCCGTTGGTATTCAACGCCCACTCTAGCAGTTCTGCTACTCTTCCCACGGAAACAGCTCCGGCAGTTCCCCCGACAGAGCGCCGGGCAAGATCGTCCTCAGTGTAGCATCGGACCGCGTGGGGGTGAACCTCAATTCATTCTCACGAATCAATAACGGTGACTTGCGATACACCATCGCCTTGGGCGCCAGCAGTGTGATGTATCTGTCAGGCGTCCAATAGGTGGTGGACTGATCCTCCGTGGTCGCCACGTCAATGTCATAGCTGATCGCATCGGCGAACATGCGCCCCATGCGCGCCTCAACCGCCACAGGAACGTCCGCCGGATCCGTGTCGTTTAGCTCATACACGTAGGGGCGATTCACATCGAAGTTGTCCGCCAGTTTCGGGTTCTCGACGCTGAACCTAGAACCCGTCGCGCCCCCCTTGGTTTTCGCGATCCCAGTCAGTGAGCTGTAGTATTCCTGCGTTTCAAAATTGGGAGTCACCTTCACAACCGGCCGATTTTCCTCTAGCGTGGCAATGACGTCATTGGTGTCCGTGTTCGCCACGGTGAACAGGAGATCCCCATCAGGCGTGGAGCGAATGATCAGCCCGCGCTGCTTCGCCAGGTCGATGAGGAACGGCAGGATCTTCTTGCCCGGCTTGAGCTGGACCTTTTCAAACGGCGTGCCCGGGTCCGTGCGTCCTAGCGCATCAATGTCCAGATAGCTCCCGCCACTGTCGAGGTCCAGCACCACAACCTGAGGCTGACCAAATACCACATTGACCCCAAAGGGCTCACAGACCTGTTTCGCGATCTGCTCTAGGGTGAGGTTCTTGAACTCCGTGGGTAGCTGGGACTCCAGCATGGTGACATCATTGAGGACCCCACACTTGGCGTAGGCGTCCACCGTAACTGTCACCTGGTCCGGGCTTACCTGCGGAGTGATGGCCATGCCGGTGCCAACGAATCGAACCTCACCGCCCAGATGCATCACGATTTCCGGGTAGGAGTAGGGGCGGAACACTTCCCGGAACTCCTTGCGCTCCGGCTCAAATACTGACGTGAATGAGACGCGCGCGATCCCGTCTACCTGCTCCACCAGCGTGACGTTGGACCAGTATTCCCAGGCCTGCCCGTTGATCTCAAGAAAGACCTCACTCGGCATAGTAGACGATCCTGCGCCCACGCGGGATTAGGTACAGCTCCTCACCCCCGATCCGGTTGGTATCAATGAAGTTGTCCAGCACAGCGTTTTCCACGCTCCCGTAGAGGTCGCTGCAAAGGTCGATGGGCGACCGGTCGCGCTGTAAATAAATAACACGCTCGGGGAGGAGATTGAACGAGTCGGTGACCAGCTTGCCGGTGATCTGAGAAACGGCCTGCTGATTGATCTGATAGGTCGCGCCCGGGTCCGCGTAGTTTTGAGCCTCAAAAAGGTTGTCCAGCGCCGCGTTGTTCTGTGCATTCAGGTTCAAGATCTGGGAGGCCGTGTCCAGTGCCGAGGGACGGTTCGCGAATGGTGTGCTGTTGGCGCTTAACACGGTGGCATTCGTGGCCGCCAGCATCATCAGGTTGTTGAATGATGTGCCGTTGGAATTCCCCACGCTCCCGAAGTCGCTCACCAGCGAATCTGAAAACGCAAAGTAGCCGCCGAACTTGGAGCCGAGATCCCCAGCGAACTCAGCCGGTGACTTGATCAGTTGGACCATCTGGGACGCAAGGTCCCCCGGAGCGTTGACCAGGGTGTCAATCGACTCCGTCAGCTGGCGCGCAGCATTGTCAAATGCGCGCTGGGCTCCGGCGATCCCGTTGCTGGCAGCGCGTACAGTTTGAGCCGCCTTGTTGATCCCCTTGGTCACGTCGTTTTTCAGAAGCGCCTGGAGTACCGGCGTGTTGGTGTCTACAGTTCCCGCGAACTCGGCAGCGCTCGCCACATCAAACCCGGCAATGCTTGCCGCGATCTGACTGGTGGGGATACCGGACACGTCCGGGTAGACCTGAGCCAGCGTGCTGGAAAACACCACGGCCACGCGCGTCTGGTTCGCCTCGTCCACCATCGCGTTGGATCGTTCGATGGTACCGGTGGGCACCACGTCAAAGGTGCCATAGCTAGGGTGTTCTAGTCGCCCCCTGCCCTTTTCCAGGCACGCAGCTTCAAAAGCTGTGCCCAGCCGATCGTTGTCGTCGCCGGTGAAGAGGGCCACGATCGGGTAATCGCCATCGTCATGCCCGTTGTCCTGGACATACTTGCCGTCGATCCCGTTGAAGAAAAACTTGGCTGTCCGCTTGGTGCTGACTCGCTTTAGGTCCACGTATTGGAACACAATACGCGTACCACCGGGGGACGTATATGCGGCCTCCTTGAGGCGCTCCTGCCATCCAGGGATCGGCACCTCATCGGAGCCGCCCAGCCCCAGGGTGTCAAGAACTGCATCAACAATCGCATCACCGAGGCCCATTAGAAGCTCCCAGAATTCTGGACGTTGAGCTTGACTCCGCCCTTGGTCTGTGCACTCCCCTTGAGCTGGGGAGCCATATTGACGTCAATCCGGCCCTGGACATCTGGGAGCCCGCCACCCTGGCCGCGCTCCGTCTGGATACCTCGCGCCTTGTCTTGCGCGGCAAAGTTGGCCTCACGATCGCGCCGGTCTAGTTCAGCTGAGGTCGCTTCCATAAATTCCATTTTCTGCATGGCCACGCCAAACTTGGAAAGCACGTCCGCGATCATGTTGTTCAAGAAGATCAGCGGAGCTGCAAGCGCGTCCATCGCCATGAGGCCCGCCAGCTTGAACTCATCCCAGTGGAGGATCACCATAGCGATGGCAGCAGCGATCGCCATGAGGAGAAAAATGATCGGGTTCATCGCCATAACAGCCTGGACCGCTAACCCGGCAGCCGCCCACAGCTTCAGCGCCGTGGTCACCGTCAGGATGGCAGCAGCTACGGCGCCAACGTGGACCGCCACATCAATCAGCAGGGGAGCCCATTCAATGAACTTCTCCGTGTAGAATTTGATCGCTTCCTTGGTGTCTGGGTTGCCCAGCCACGCGGTGAACTCCTGGATGAGCGGACGGAGCGAGCCCTTGAGCGAGTCATTGAGCGCCACGGTGAGCCCGTCCCACGCGCTCCCCAGCTTGGTGACGTCACCGCTGAGGTTGTCCAGCTTGACCTTGGCGATACGGTCAGCGGCGCCCTTGGAGTTCTGGAGCGTCTCAGTGAGGGTGCGCCCCTCCTCATCCACGTCTGAGAACATGCGCCCCAGGATGGTGAGCGCCTTCTGGCCTCGCAGGCCCACCAGTTCAGAGAACGCGGCCGCGCTCGCCGCGTTGCCGCTGAGGCTGGCCTTAAGCTTCGCCGATTGCTCAAACAGTTCCTTGGGTGGCAGCATGTTGCCGTGAGCGTCAATAAATGAAACCCCGGCCTCTTTCATGATCCGCGCTGCCGTCTTGCTCGGCTTGGTCAGCTTGGTCAACATCGTTTTGACGGAGTTGCCGGCCTCGCTCGCATCAATGCCCACGTCTTGCATCTTGGCGACCATGGCCACGGAGTCCTCAATGCTGAAACCGAACTCCTTAGCGATCGGTGAGACGCTCTTCATTGATTCACCGAGTGAGCTGATGCTGGA